TCAGTAGCAACAGGCGTGAGCGAGTGGCGCGACAAAAGCGGCAACGGGCGGCATTTTACGCAGACAACCACGGCCAACCAGCCAGCGTATAACCAGAACGGCATTAACGGTCTGTGCAGCATCTCGTTCGACGGCACCGCCAAAGCGCTACGAAGAACACCCGAGGCTTGGGCATTTCAGTACCCAATAACTGCATTCATCGTATTTAGGGCTGCAGCATTCACCAACGCCTACAACTCATTATTTGAGTTTTATACCACCACTGGCCCCACAACTGCAGGGTGGTCTGATCTTATCAAAAGCAATGGAAGGTCTGCAATTTATGCAGCAAACACTGGGGGAGCTCAGCCGAATTACGACGGGACTGGTGTGGCGACTTACGTTACAAATCGAACGTATATTGTCACAGGCATACATCAAAACAACTCATTGGTTGGGCTGCAGAACGGAAACACAGACGGCGGCAACTCCGGCTCCTATACGTTGCGGACGAACTTAGGGGCCTCGCCGTTCTACATCGGTTCCTCACCCATGTTCACTAGATACACAAACTGGCAAATCGGTGAAGTGATTATCACGAATAATGCGGCGCTATCGACATTTGATAGATTGAAGATTGAGGGATATCTTGCGTGGAAATGGGGCATTGCCGCTGACGTGGTGACTAGCAGCCCCTTCGCCAACCGCCCGCCGCTGATCGGGGACTGACGTGCTGCGCGTTCGCGTCCCAACCTTAAGCGGCACTTCAGCAGGTGCATCAACGGTTGTAGGCACCGGCAGTGGCGCTCTAACCTTAAGCGGAAGCGCAGCGGGTGCATCAACGGTTGTAGGCACCGGCAGCGGCGCTCTAACCTTAAGCGGTACCTCATCTGGAACGTTGACCATTGCATGCACCGGCAGCGGGGCGGTAACGTTAGGGGGTACCGCAGCGGGTGCATCAACAACCGTAGTTGCTGGCAGCGGCACGCTAACCTTAAGCGGTACTGCCACTGGTGCAGTTGGTTCGGCACTTGTAGCCGCCGGCAGCGGCACTCTAACGCTGACTGGTATTGCGGCGGGCGTAGTAACAACGGCGGGCACCAGTAGTGGCGCCCTGGTTTCGCAGGCCGCCAGAGGAAGTGAAAACACGCGGCAACGCACCACCCCGGCTGCAGCGGTCCGGGTAAACGTTCAAACCAAGTCGAGGTAATCGTGGGAATCAAAGTCATCACCGATGTTGCCGATGAGCTGATCCCCCTGGCCGCATTGCGCACCCGCTGCCGGGTCACCGCTTACGGCACCCCCACGCCGGCGCATCCGGATGATGCATTGCTGATGGAGCTCCAAGCCGCCGCGCGCGAGTGGGTGGAAGGCTACACCGCCCGCAGCTTTTGCCCGAAAACACTTGAGCTGTCACTTGATGCGTTCCCAGAAGGTGCCATTTTGTTGCCGCGTGGGCCCGTCACCAGCATCGTCTCATTGAAGTACTTCAACGAAGACGGTACCGAGATCACCGCCACCAGCAGCACCTATGCGCTGGATGATTATTCGCACGAACATTGGCTGGTCCCTGCCGTCGGCACCGATTGGCCCGGCACACGCAGCCAGGTAAACGCCGTCAAGGTGCGGTATGTCGCGGGCTTTGCTGCCAACTTGGTGGCGGCCGATGTCAAAACTGCGGTGGCGATGGTCACTGCACATTTGTACGATAACCGTTCAGAGACGTCTGTACAAAAGCTGGAAACCGTCCCCTTGGCCGCGAAGCACCTGGTGGCCAAATACCGCGTGTTGGGGTTCTGATGGATCTCGGCCCACTCAACGAAATGGTGCGGATTGAGTCCGCCAGCTCCACTACGGATCCACTCACCGAAGCCCTGGTGACGTCGTGGGGTGAGTTTGTGACCTTGCCTGCCAGCCTCAAAGATGTGCTGCCCACCAACGCGGAAGACGTCGAAAACACCATCCGCGTCGGCCACCAGCCCACGCGGGTGCGATTTCGCTACATCCCCGGCATCACGGCGGAAATGCGCGTCATTTTGTTAGAGCGTGGCGGCATTGAAACGCGGATTGTTTCTGGGCCCGCAATTCTCGGCCGCAACGAAGGTATCGAGCTCATGGTGGAAAGCTACACCATGCAAGGGAGCCGGGTATGAGCGAAGTCAACGTCAAAGGGTTGCGCGAGCTGCAAGCCTTTCTCGATCAGCTCCCCGCGAAGATGGAAGCCAACATCATGCGCGGCGCGCTGCGGGCGGGTGCCAAGCCCATCCGCATCGATGCGCAGCGCAATCTGCAAACCAACGGCAGCGTCGAAACTGGCGAGCTGGTCAAGGGCATCAAGGTCACCACCCGTTCACGCAAAGGCGTAGTTACCGCCACCGTCAAAACGGCAGGCAAACACGGCTACATTGCCAACTGGATCGAGCACGGCACCGCCGCGCACTGGATCAAACCAAAGAATGCGCGCTCGCTGTTTTTTGCCGGGCTGTTTGCTGAAGTCATCGAACACCCTGGCGCACGTGCCAAGCCCTTCATGCGCCCGGCGATGGATAACCGGCAGCAAGACGCCGTGATCGCCGTCGGCAACTACATCAAAGCCCGTCTCACCAAGGCCGGCATCGAGGCTGCTGGCGATGTTGAAGTGGGTGCCGCATGAGTGGCGTGGTGATCTTGGCGCGCTTGGCCAAAGAAGACATGGCGCTGATCAAGCTCGTGCCTGTCGCTCGCATCATGGGTGATGAGCTGCCAACCAATACACCGCTGCCCGCGATTAGCTTTTTGCTGGTGAGCGGTGTCGATCGCAATATTCTCACCGCCCAAAAGCACGGCACCGCGCACCGCACCGACCGCGTGCAGGCCTCAGTCGTGGCCGGCACGCGTGGCGAAGTTCGCACCATCCTTGCCGCGCTCCGCAAGGCGCTGCGCAACCGCATCGGCCCACTAGCCGGTCGGCAAAACGTCACGATCCACACCGATGGTCAAGGCCCGGAGTTTTCCCGAGGCGATCCATCCGTGTTTATGCAAACACAGGACTTCCGAGTCGCCTACATCGAAGACCTCTAACCAGTTTTGCCGGCGTGTAAAAAGCGTCGCAAATAGCCCGCCCGCTGAGCTAACGCCTGCGGGCTTTTTATTTTTAAACGAAAGGAAAGCACATGGCATCTAGAACATCAGCGGGCTCAACCATCCGCGTGAGCGCCGCACAACCAGGCACTTTTAACGTTGCGGGTTACGCTGCACTTGGCTGGACCGCAGTGGGCGAGATCACCGACCTTGGCGAGTTTGGCCGCGAGTACAACCTCGTCACGCACAACCCGATCGGCACCCGCGCCACCGTCAAAAAGAAAGGCAGCTACAACGAGGGCCAGATCAATTTGATGATGGCACTCGACGAAGCCGACGCTGGCCAGCTCTTGCTTGAATCCGCTGCGGTGTCGGACAACGACTACAGCTTTGAAATCACGCTGCAGTCTGGCCGCAAGTATTACTTCCAAGCGCAAGTGATGAAGTTCAAGCCAAACGTCGGCTCGGTGGACAACATCACCCAAGCCAGCGTCATGCTCGAACTCACCAGCAACAGCGCTGGCGTCGGCATCGTTCGCACCTAATCCACGGCATTCACCTCTAACGAAAGGAAACAACCATGCCACGTGTTCTCAGCGCATCCTTGCGCGTCTTGGCGGATATCGCCTACTCAGACAATCTGGATCTGCAAAGCCAGCAGGCCCCGATCAACTACAACGGCCAAATGGTCTTGGGCACCGGCTCCGGTGCCAACCAAGGCCAGCTCGTGTTTTCGGACACACGCACCTTGGCAGCAAGCGCCAGCGAAGATCTCGACCTCAACGGCGCAACACTGGTCGATGCGTTTGGGGCGGCGTTGAACTTCACCAAAATCCGCGGCCTCATCGTTCGCGCGGATCCGTTGAATACCAACAACGTGATTGTTGGTGCTGCGGCGACAAACGCCGTCTTCACCATGTTTGGCGCGGCCACCCACACCGTCACTGTTCGCCCCGGTGGCGTCTTCGCGTTGTTTGCACCAGACAACACCGCCTACGCGGCCGTTGCTACCACAGCGGATTTGCTGCGTATCGCCAACAGCGGTGCCGGTTCCACAGTCACCTACGACATCATCATCATCGGTTCATAACGCAAACGCAACCCATGCCGCTTTGCGGCTCATGTAGCCCGGCCCCCGGCTTGATCACCGGGGGCTTTTTTATTCACCACACGAAGGAAACAACATCATGAAAGACATTCGCAAATTCGCCGTTGAAGACACTGCCACCATCGAGCTGCTCGATTCCGCCAATGACCCCATGTGCGCGGATGACGAAGGCAAGTTGCGCTGCAAGATTGAAGTGTATGGCCCCGGTACCCGGCAATACGCCAAAGCGCAGGCAGGTGAGAACAACCGAATGCTCAACAGGCTCAAAGCCAAAGGCAAAGCCAAACAAACGCCTGAAGAAATCGCCGAGGAACGCGCCGAATTCCTCAAGGATGTCACCAAGAGTTTCACCAACATTGAATACGACGGCCTCGAAGGGCCAGAGCTATTCAAAGCGGTGTATCTCGACCGCACCATCGGCTTCATTGCCGACCAGGTGAAAGAACACCTCGGTGACTGGGCAAATTTTACGAAGAGCTCTACACCGAACTAGCCCTGTATGTGCGGGTGCTGGCGTGGCTACAAACCGCGCCGGCGCCGCCAACGGAAGAGCATAAAACGCTCAGCCAAAAGAAATCTAGCGAGCCAGCGCGCGTATCGCGGCTGCAGGAGATCCTCGACGACGGTGGCGAGCCTGACTTGCCAGAGGTATCAGGCGGTCTGTACCTGGTCAGCTACCTCATGGAGGCCGGGCCAGCCAGCGCCGCCGGCATGGGCCCCGTGCCACTGATGTGGGTCGACATGATCGCTTGGCAACAGTTGGCCGGCATCACGCTCGCGCCGTGGGAAGCCAAGATGCTCCGCCGCTTATCTGGTGACTATTTAGACCAAGCCAGAAAAGCAGAAAAACCCGATTGTCCGTCACCCGCATTTGTGCCCTTGACGGAAGAAAAACGCGATGCCGTTTCAAACCGCATCGAATTCGCGCTCGATACACTCATTGATACAAGGCCAAAGCGATGAAAGTCGGCACACTCGAAATCGAAATGCTCGCGAACATGGCTCGCCTGCAAAAAGATATGAACGATGCCAAGCGCATCGTTGGTGATGCCGCGCAGTCGATCGAGCGTTATGCCGCGTTGGCCAAAGCCGCGCTCGCCGGCATCAGCGTGGCGGGCCTCGTTTCGCTGGCCAAGAGCGCCATTGATGCAATGGATGCGATTCGGGACCTCAGCCTAGCCACGAATATCAGCGTGGAGGATCTTGCCGGGCTAGGGGTTGCCGCAAAGCAGTCGGGAGGTGATCTCAACTCCATCGCGGCAGCGATGAACAAACTCTCGGTGAACATTGGCAAAGATGGCGAGCGATTTAAGGCGCTAGGCATCACCGCAAAAGAACCGATCGAGGCATTTAAACAGCTAAGCGACGTTTTTGTAAACCTGAAAGATCCACAGCAGCGGGCCGCTGTCATGGCCGAAGCCCTCGGCAAGTCGTGGATGGGTGCCGCGCCGCTACTAGCGGAAGGCGGTGCCAAGATAGGTGAGCTCGTCGAAGTTGGCACACGTCTATCAGGCGTGACAAAACAGATGACTGACGAAGCCGATGCGTTCAACGACAAACTGGTGCTGCTTGGCGGCACTGGCGGGTTCGCGACGCGCATGATCGGCCCATTGCTGCCATTGCTGAACGCCCTGGCGGACGAAATGCTGAAGGCGCAGGATAAATCCACGTCTCTGGGTCAGTCCTTCAGTCCGCTTTTGGAAATCGGAAAGGCACTCACAGTCCTCTTCGGCAATGTTGCGTTTGTGTTCCGAGGAGTCGGCACCGAGATCGGCGGCATGGCCGCTCAGATCGCTGCGTTCGCCAGCGGCGACATCAAAGGTGGCCTTGCGATTGGGCGGGCGATGAAGGAAGACGCCGAGAAAGCGCGTGCTGAGTTTGATGCTTGGGAAAAAAGCATCATGAGCATTGGCACTGCATCGACGGCCGCCATTGCGCCTGTCAAGGGTCTCAGCCAGGAGCAGCAGCGCGCGTCGCAAGCCGCCGCCGCCGCCGCGGCGACATTCCTTGGTGCCCAGAAAGCGGGAACCGATGAAATCACCAAGCTGCTCGCCAAAATCAACGGTAAAGAAAGCGGCCTTGACCCGTCGTTCTACGATGACCTGCAAAAACTATTCGGCGCATATAAAGGCGGCAAGCTGACGCTTGAGCAATACCGTGATGTGGTTGAAAAACTGACGAACCAGCAACCGTTCGTCAAAGCCGGCCTCGAAGCAGAGGCAAAAGCGCTGGAACACTTAAACAAGCTCCGAGCTGAAGCACAGCAGCAAGAGGTCGATGCTATCGACGCGCGCAATTCAATGATCGATGGCATGACGGACGGCAACGCGATGTTGCAAGCCGAAATTGCCGAAATGCTTGGAGCAAAAAACGCGCAGCGAGAGCTGACCCTTGCGCGCGAAGAGGCCTTGGCCATTCGCCTGGCATTGACCGACGAAGACGAAGCGAGCGTCATTGCGCTGTATGCACAAAAGCGAGCATTGCTGGAACAGAAAGATGCTATTCAGCAGTCGCGTTCTGCTTTCAGCAGTTGGTACGACATAATCGACGGCGGCTTCAAGGCGGCATTGCAGGGCGCAAAATCCTTCGGTGATTACCTGAAGAATGGCCTCAAGAATGCGCTCTATCAGCTAGTCGCGCGGCCGTTCATTATTCAGCTCACCGCTTCCCTCACCGGCGCGTCGAGTCAAGTGATCGCAAGCGCTTTGGGAGGCTCAGGGGGCGCTGCAGGCGGCCTCGGCTCACTCTTCTCCGGTGGCGGGGCGCTTGGCAGCCTAGGTGCGCTCGGTAGCGCATTCGGTAACGGCGCCACCTTTGGGTCGTCTGTGGGCCTCGGCGGCACGTTCGCCAATCTCGGCGCCGGTGGCGGCTCGTTGGGCTTTCAAGCCGGTAGCGTAATGGGTGCGGCTGGCCCTTATGTTGCCGCAGCGCTCGCCGCCTACCAGCTTTATCAGACCTTCCGCGACAAAGGCGAGAACCCCAAGTACCGGCTCGGCTTTGGTTCGGCCGCGCAGGGTTACGCGAGCGATTCCATCTTCGGCATGCAGGGCTTCCAATACGCCCAGGGTAATGACGCCAGCAATCAAGGCTTCCGCAATTTTCAAACCAGCCTAGGCGGGCTGGATACACAAATCGGCGGGCTACTCACACCGGCACAGATCGCCGCTGCGGCTGGCCGTCTAAACGGCATGACAGGCCGCGAGTTTTCATTCCCGAAGGGTGACCCCACTGCCTCGGAGCAACTCTCTAAAGAATTTCTGACCATTAAATATTCTGAGGTATTCAAAGACCTCAACAGCGGCATCGCTGACCAGATCAAGAATTTTACAGGTACATCTGAGCAACTCATCAAGTTCATTGGTGAGCAGGTCTCGGCCTATACGGCATTGAATGCCGCAATCGATAGCATCACCGCGCAAATTGATGGCCTCAGTGGTGACGCGATGGCGCAGTTCACCAAGCAGCTCACCAGCCTCGCTGATTCGGTCGACCAGGCCAAGGCTGCCTGGCAATCCGCGCTGGCCGCGAATGACCCTGCCGAGCAAGTCAAGGCACAGTCGACCTTGCTGGCCTCAATTCAAAACCGCTACAACGTTGAGAGCGAGCTGGTTGCCGATCTCACGGCGCAGCTTGATAGCCTGAACCAGGGCCGCTACGACTTCGGTCAGCAGATGATGGGCCGCATCGCCAGTGTTGGCGGCAGCCTCACGGGCGTTGAAGGGGTCGCTGGTCGCGGCAAGATTGGTCGCGAGTTCAACACCCAAGAGCGTGCGCAGTTGGGCCGCATCACGGCGCTGCAAGGCCAGATCACGGGTGCCACAGACCCCTCGCAGCGTCTTGGCTACATCAACCAAGCCTTGTCGGTTGTCGATCAATACGTCTCGACCGGGCAGGCCAACATTCGCGCGCGGTTTGATGCCCTGGCAGAAGGGCAGCAGGACTTTGTGCGTATACAGCAAGAGGCCATTGCCAAGCGCGTAGAGGGCTTGCAATACGAGCTGAACCTGGTCACGCAGATGGAAAGTGTGGCAGAGTCCGCTGACAACGCTATCAAGACGCTGACGTTCAGCGCGAACAATCCGGCTTCGGCCTTCTCGCGGTTTGCGCAGCAAGGTGAATACATCAGCGGCTTGCAGTCAGTCTTCCGCAATTCCACAGGCGACCTTCGCGCCAGCACGGCAAACAACCTCATCAGCGCCATTCAAGATCGGCTGGGCAGCGCAGGCCAGCTTTACGACCGCCCAAGTGACGAGTATCTGAAAGCCTACAACGAAGCGATGGCTGCACTCAATGAAGTGCAATCGGCCGCGCAAAGTGATGCGCAGAAGGCGCTCTTTTATCAGGCCAGCATCGAATCGCTAACCCAAGAAAGCAACGGCCTCACGCAAAACTTGGTCGATTACACCGCGATGATGAACACGGCGCTCGACCAGTTCAACTCGCAGGCGCTCGGCTTTTACACAACGCTTGGTCAGCAGGGTGATGCGGCCTATGCGTTGATGCAGACCACCACCACCGCGCAGCTCACAGAAGTGCAGCGCACACGTATGACCAACGAAGAAATGCGTGACTTGCTTATCGAAATCCGCGACGGCTTGAGAGCCAATTCCACAGCAGCGGATGGCAGCACCACCAGCGGCGGGACCGTCACGGTAAATGTTGGCCTTGATGGGCAGGCGTTCGGCAATGCGGTAGTGACGGCGGTGGGTGACAACCGCCGCGTAATCGACGTGATCCTGAGTCAAACCTAATGGCCACAATCGTCCAAGACCCCATCACCGGCAGCCAAGACAATAGGCGGGTAAACGCTTTCCTGCGCGGCCCCATCGTCGCGGGGCAGGCCGGTCCGCGCTTTGCCCTGGCCGCAGAGGCAGAGGTGCGCAATGGCGTGCTGCACCAAGCCATCCTCGGCACATTGCCAAGCCCGCGCGATGCGGTGACCAACAACTTTGGCGTGCAGTCGGCTGGCGGGTTTGATGCCACCATCTACGCGGCTGATCTCTTGCCCGGCACAGTCAGCGCAGACGGCCACTGGGATGGCTACTCGCTGGTGAGCCTTTATGGTGAATCGCCGACGTCGTTTACGCGCAATCTGCCGATACCTGTACCGGATTGGGAAAACGTCTATCGCTGGACGCTTGTGGACGAATTCGCGCCCGCCTATGGCTGCCGGCGTGTGCGCAATCTGCTGTCTGATACTGAAGTGCTGGCCACGCAATCCGTCACCGTCGCCGCCGGCACACATTTGCTCGTGCTCGGCAAGTGCAGCGGCTCGGTCACGCTTTCGGGCGTCGGCAGCGGCACGCTCGCCGGCAGCACCAGCAACCGCAAGCAGTTGCAGTTCACCGCCACCGCTGGCACGTTGACTCTCACTGTCACTGGCTCAGTGCTGCAGGCGATGGTGGTCGCTATGCAGGGCGCAACGAATTTGGTGGCACCTGAGTACGTGCCGAATGTCTCTACCTCCGTTTGGCCGCATGCGGGCTTTGGTGTGCGCGGTGTGGTGTGGTTCACGACCACCAACGGCAACAGCGTTGATGGATCGGGCAATATCACCGATGCGGCCGGC